GTATACCATGGGACAGAATCTATTTTGACCCACACAGCAGAGAGAAGGACTATAGCGATTCATCCTATTTTGGTATTACTTTATGGATGGATGAGCAGGACGCCGTAGAGCTTGCCCCAAAAAAGAAAGAGGTCATCGAGAATCTATTTGCTGAGGCTCAGTTCACCGATGAAACATTCGAAGATAGGCTGCGTGATTGGATTGACGTTAACCGACGTAGAGTGCGCATTAATCAAGAGTACTACCTAGATAAGGGTGTATGGCATGAGGTGTTCTATTCTGGCGATGTGGTGTTAATTGAACCTAAGAAGTCCCCTTATGAGGATGAATTTGGCGACCCTATGTGTCCTATCGAGCTTGAATGCGACTTTATTGATAGGGAAAATAATCGGTGGGGGTACACTCAACGGTTAATTGATGTTCAAGACGAGATTAACCACCGTCGATCTAAAGCGCTTCACATGCTGTCAAGCAAAACCGTTGTGGCTGAGCGTGGCGCGTTTGGTCAAACTCCTATTAATTACGTAAAGAACCAGTTTAGAAAAGGCTTTGCATTCATTGAGAAAGTCAAGGGGTCAGAGGTAACAATCGATAACCAGCAAGACCTAGGGCAATCACAGATAGCGTTTTATCAAGATGCACAGCAGGCTATGGACTCGGTTGGTATTAATCCAGAGTTGACAGGATCATCCGAAACGGCTGTAAGTGGTCGCGCCTTCCTAGCTAGACAGCAGGGTGGAATGGTTGAATTAGCTGGGGTGTTTTCGCGTCATTCAGCGTGGAAGAAACGCGTTTACCGTCAAATATGGCTTAGAATGCGTCAATTTTGGACTGATGAAAAGTGGATTCGGGTAAGCGACGACGAAAACGCTATGAGATTTATTGGTCTTAATGTGCCAATTCGTCGCGTAGAGCAGATGCTAGAGCAGCAAACCGGCATGGATATCAATAAGATCTATGAGCAAGATAAGAATGCTGTAGAGCAGTTTGTAGCGCAGGAAATACAGCAAAATCCAGCAATGGGTGAGGTTGTAGAGACTAGAAACAACGTAAAAGAGTTGGATATGGATATCATGATCAAAGATGTACCGGATACCGCAATACTACAGCACGAACAATTTGAGACGCTTGCCAATCTTGCAGGCTCGCGCGCAGATCCAGCTATGTTTGAGGCTTTATTAAGCTTAAGCTCAATTAGAAACAAAGATGAAATACTTGACAAGTTTAAACCTAATGAGCAAGCAGCCCAACAGCAAGAAGCTATGCAGCAGCAGGCAGCAGAACTTGATTTCGCGGATAAACAGGCGGATGTAGCGAAGAAGCAAGCAGAAGCCCAAAAGACTATCTCGGAAATACCTTTAAACGAGGCTAAAACCAAGGATGAAATAGCAAGCGCAATGGAACGTATAGGTAAGGTCTCTATGACTGGTTTGCAGTAATATAAAAAATACTTATAATTGAATTAAAATCAATAGGCTCATGCTATGAAATTTAAATATGTTGGTCCAAATCCAGTAGATGAGGATGGAAATAAGATTCCAGCCAACTGCTATATGGGTAATAAGTTAATGCATGGCGATGTAGTAGAGTTAATCGGCCATGTAGAGAAGAAAGCTTTAAATAACCCTAATTACGAGAGAGTTAAGCCCGGTCCAAGACCAAAAACGGAAGGGATTAAAAAGGTAACTGATTGATAGCCTTTAGCTATTGGCGACGACGGTCTACGGTCGAAATAGTGGGACGACGCCATACGGTCGAAGAGAGTGAAAAATGAATGATATTGCTGAATTATTTGATGCAGCCCAAGAAGAACCCATGGAAGAAGTATCGGAATCTCAGGAAGAGACGCAAGAGGTAGAACAAAAGGTCGATGAAGCGCCAGTTGCTAAAGAAGTTGAAGAAGTTGAAGAAGAAACTACAGAGCAGCCTAAGGAGCAGGAGACGACATCCGAGAGCGAAGATAAAGAAGGCAGTCAAGAGTGGACACTCAAAGCTGTGCAAAATCTACGTGAGGAAAAGCGAAAGCTACGCGAAGAATTAGAGGCGTTAAAGGCTGAAAAGCCAAAGGAAGAAGTTAAGACGCCAGACGTTTTTGAGGATCAAGACGGCTTTAAGAACCATTTGCAGCAAGAGACGCGACAGCAAATCTTAGCAGTTCAGCGTGATATGATGATGGAATTCAAAAGCGACTATGAGGAGAAGGAACAAGCCTTTTTTGATATCGCTAAAGATAATCCAGCATTGATTGCAGAAGCGAACAATAGCCCCAACCCGGCTAAATTTGCTTATGAACAGGGCAATAAGTTCATGAAGTACCAAGAGATACAAAACGTCGATCAGATGGAATCTAAAATTCGCGGAGAGTTAGAGCAAAAGCTACGCGCAGAGATCGAAGCCGAATATAAGGCTAAGAGTACAGCCGGTGACAATCTATCACCGACTTTGACAAAGGTTCGTGGGTCAACTGAGAAAGATGCAGTAGTTCCAGAAAACCCCGAAGACATTTTTAACTGAGGAATAAGAAATGACTAGTTCAACTATTTCAACCAATAATAAGACGACCCGGTTTTTAACCGATGTTCGTCGAGAGTACGTACGGGAAGGCCGCTTTGGTCCATACATTGGAACAAGCAGCGATTCTATCATTCAAACAAACCGCAACCTTAAGAAAACGTCAATCCCATTGGTTGGCAAGCTTTCTGGCTCTGGTGTTAGCGGTTCAACACAGCTTTCTGGTAACGAAGAAGATCTTAGCAACTTTGCTGCCACTGGACAGCCTACATACTGGCGTAACGGTGTATTGATCGACAAGGAAGAACGCGAGCTTTCAGAGTTCGACTTATTTTCTGAAGCGCGTCCAGCTCTTATGAATTGGACAATGGAAAAGAAACGCGATCAAATTATCCAGGCTATGGGTGCAATCGAGGCAGGCGGCACCTATTACAACTATGGCGGCGCTGAGGGTGCTTTCGGTTCTACTGCTGGTAGTGCTGCAAACATGGACACTTGGAACACTAACAACCAAGACCGTGTTCTATATGGTGCAGCTAAAAGCAATAATACCTCTGGCAACCACACAACGTCATTAGCCACGATTGATACAACCAATGACAAGCTAGACGCTGATATGGTCTCGCTATTGAAGCGTATGGCTAAAACCTGTAACCCATTGATTCGCCCAGTAATGGTTAAGTCAGACGAGCCATGGTATGTATTCTTTGTGGGTTCATTTGCTTTCCGTGATCTTCGCGCAGACCTTGACACACGTCATCAGAACGCTATGCCACGTGACGCAGACAAAAACCCACTTTGGAGTGGCGGCGACTTGATGTATGACGGCGTAATCATCAAGGAAGTACCTGAAATTGATTCAGTATTTATTGATGGCGACGGCCTTGGTGGTCCTTTTGATGGCGTTTGGGGTGCTAATGCTACTGGTGATAGCCTTGCTACTGCTGGTGATTCTTCAAGCCGTGTAGGCGTTGGCTTCTTCTGTGGTGCTCAAGCGCTAGGCTTCCATATTGGGCGCATGGCTAGCTTTAACCGCCGCAAAGAAGATGACTATGACCACTTGGCAGGTGTTGGTGTTGCTATGAAGCACGACATCAAGAAAGTTTTCTACAACAATAAACAGCATGGCATGATCACATCATTTCATTCTGCGGCTGCTGACTCTTAAGGGGGTGATACATGGCTGATTTAACTTACGACAACGACGCTACAGAGCGCAAAGCCAATGCCGGGTTAGTCCCCGGCAAAGGCGACGCTCAAACAGTCAAGGCTTTGATTTGCTCAACTATTGAGCTTGCTGCGGCCTCAAGCGGTGACACGGTTAAGCTTGGAACTATCCCAGCTAACGCGCGAATCCTTCCTACTGGCCTTATTGCCAATGACGACCTAGCCACTACTGGCGCGCCAACTTTGGATATCGGCTTCGGTTCGGTGAATAGCAATATTACATCCGATCCTGACGCACTAAACAACGGTATTGATCTGGCTAACGCTACAAGCACTACAACTGTTATGGCTGATGTTGCCAATGCAGGTAAGCGTGCTTGGGAGTTTGTTAACGGTCAAACAACCGATCCAGGCGGCTTGCTAGACGTTTATGTAACTGTGGCTGATGCAGCAACAAACCAAACCGGCACTATCACTGTTGAACTTTACGGTTATTTTGATTAAGTAAAACTAGTGCTATAATCTAAGGGGTGAGTTTCACCCCTTTTTTTTAGGTGTAATATGGCCAAAACCATTGCAGAAGTACGAAACCGAGCTTTAGTTATGCTAGGAAAACTCCCATTGGGGCAGACCCCTACATCTACTGCAGCTAACGATATGGAAGACGCTTATACGCAGGTTTACGCGAAGCTATCGAGAAAGGGTATGGTGACATGGGGGCCTTTAGATAGCATACCGGATGAATTTATTGAGGATGTCACCTCGTTAATGGCGTTTGAGAGGGCGGAAGGCATTCCGGGGGAGAGATACGCAAGGATAAGCGAGGCCGCAAGTAGAGCCCTTATGAATATATCCTCTATTATATCGGGTGAATACAACGATCCTATAACCTATCAGGATTACTAATGCCTAATATACCAATACCTGTAGCGGGCCCCACATACTCATCACGTTCTAAGCCTGTAAGCGCTCAGAGAACTAGAAACCTATACCCCGAAGTTGATCAAAGTTCAGAAAACATAATATCTTTGGTTCCATTTCCGGGCTTGAAGCCATGGGGTACAACGGGCACGGGCCAAAGCCGGGGGGTTTGCGTCTATAATAATGAACTATATGCCATTACTGAGGGAGCCCTTTATAAGGTTGACGATCTTGGTTCCCCCACATCTATTGGGTCTATTTCTGGTTCTGGCAGATGCAATTTAGAGGAAGATAACTCAAAGCTTATTATCGCGACCGGAAGTAGTAAGCCCTATTCCTATGACGGCACTAACCTTACACTAGGCACTGACTCAGATCTGGCTAATTCATCAACTGTTAGTTACATAAGAAACCGCGTTGTATATGATGGAAATAACGCTGACGCTATCTTCGCAGATCTTGGAAACGCTTTATCTGTTGACAGCTCTAATGTAACTAGTGTTGACACTAAGCCGGGTGATGTTTTGGCGGTTAGGGCGTTTAAGGATCAGTTATTTGTATTTGGTGAGGACTTTATAACCCCTTATTATAATTCTGGCGTCGGCAACCCCCCGTATTCAGTGATTCAAAACGCTACTGAGACAGAATTGGGGCTTGGCGCTATTCATAGCGTTGCTACCGGTCCACGGGGCATGTACTTCTTAGGGTCTGATAATCAGCCGTATAAAATAACAGGCATTCAAGCCGAACCGATTGGTAATCCATCAATTGGTCAGGCCATTCAGTCATATTCAACAAAAGCAAATGCCTATGGTATTTGCTTTAACTTTAATAATGATTTTTTCTACATGTTGACATTCCCCGGCAATGCTACGTGGATGTTTTGTGAGCGTTCCGGTATGTGGGTTAATCTTGCTTATCAACAGGATGGAGACCCGCACCTTGCGTATGATTACGCTTATTGCTATGGGAAACACTTAGTAAGTGATAGGCTTTCGGGGAATATATATGAACTTGATTTCGATACATTCACTGATAACGGCCAATCGATAGATAGGCAGAGAGATACAATTAAGATATCTGGCAAAAGCTTCGGTGTCCCAGGTAAAGAGATCTTCATGGATAAGTTGGAGCTTGTTGTCGAAACGGGAACCGGCATTATTTCAGGGCAAGGCAGCAACCCAAAAGTCATGATGTCGTTTTCAGATGACGGCGGTAAAACATGGAGTCCTGAACAATGGGCGGAATTTGGCGCCATGGGTTCATTTGCATACAGCAATAACCCCACTTGGCAAGACTTGGGTTCGTTTTATGAGCGTCAATTTAGGTTTAGAGTGAGTGACCCTGTTAAGTTTGTGATTGTTTCGGCTAATGCTGAGGTATCAGTGGGCGTATGACAACTGTTGACCCTTATGTAATACGCATTCCTGAGAAGGCTTCCGACAACAACGGAAGAATGACCGATGAAATGCGTTCATGGTTTGAATATGATAACCGATGGAAGCATGACTTATGGCAGTTGGTTACAGGTGGTACAGGCGGCGATGAGACGGGCGGCACACAAGAGTCCGTCGCTGATGACAACCAAATAGCCCTGCTAACCGCTTTAGTTCATAGGCTGAATGAGCGTATTCAGGAGCTAGAGGGCGAAGTTCAGCCAGTTGTAGGGAATCCCTCAGACTTTAACGCCGTAACCATGGTTACAAACTACGCTGCAAATGATTTTGATTTTGTAAACGCCAAGTCAAAAGCGATTATCTCGCTAACTTCGAGTCCTACAGCGAATAGTGTTATAATTGTTCGTAATGGCGATAATTCGTTGATTAAAATTGATGGTAATGGTAAGAAAATCAACGGGTTTGATGATGCCAAGATTAGGCGAGAAGGAACCACGTTAGTTTTGCATTACTTTATAGATAGCGATGAGTGGTTAGTTAGATGAGTTGTAGACCTGATGACGACGAACACCAAAAAAGCTTAGAAGAGCTTTTAGAAGAACAATCAATACTATTGAAAGCTATATTGATGGGTATTGAAATAATAGCAGATCAAGAAGAAGGCACCTTAATAGAGGATGCCACTAGCGAGGGTTAAAAATGGCACATGAAATTCAATACACCAGTGATAGCACCGGGTCACTAGAAAAGGCTCAAGGCTCCGATAATAGGTTTAATGTATCTAGTCGTTCCGATAGTCGTTCATACTATAACAGTCGAGATAAGGCGGAAAGCTTTAGTCTTGATTGGGATGATGCGACTAGCGCGGCAGGTGATTATATTGCCTATTGGAAAAACACCGATACTACAGGCAAGCATTTAGTTGTAGCTTCCATCGGGTTGAATAGCGCTAACAATTGCAGCTTTAAGCTTCATTTGGTTACTGGTACGGCGGCGTCGGGAACTACGGTTTCGCCCGCATGTTTGAATCAAGCTAGCCCAAAGACAGCGCAGGCTACAGCTATGGAAGCCGCAGGAACAGCTATTACAGGGCTGACTAGCT